GAGGTGACGGGGCCGATGGTGGCTCGCGCCCTCGGCGAGCCGCTGCCCTTCACGCTTGGCTGCCTCAACCTGCTGTGGCACCGCTGCTGGAGCCTCAAGACGGACACCATCACGGCCGTCGGACTGACCGGCATCTTCGGGCCCGAGAAACTCGACGCGCGCATCGCGCTGCTGGTCGACGCAGGGTTTCTCGAGCCAGCCGGCGCCCACTTCCGAGTCCGTGGCGCAGAGCGTTATCTGCGCATCAAGGAGGGCAACTCCAGGGGTGGCCACGCCTCCAAACGCAACCTCATCCCGGGCGGTCCGAGAGGAGGGCGAGCCGAGGTTGAGCCGAGCCCACAAGCCGATATCGAGCCGAGGTCGAGCCGAGAAACCACCTCGGGTTCGCTCGGCTCTTCACCGAACACCGAACACCGAACACCGAACACTATTGAAAAGAGGGGGCGCGAGCCTGACGGCCCGCCGCCGCCGCCGCTCGAGCTACTGCCCGAGGTCGCGAAGGCCAAGCGCACTGCCAAGCCGCCCGACCCCGAGGCCGAGTTCGAGCGCTTCCGGGCTGCGCTGACGCCGGACGAGCGCGAGGTGTTTCGGGCCTTCGGCGAGGCGTTCGGCGTCGACCTCGGGCCCGACTGGGGCCTGCGGAAGTTCGTGGCCACGAAGCTCAAGGCCCACCACGCGGCCGAACTGGTGGCGGCCATCCGTGGCGCGGCGCGGGACCCGTGGTACCGCAACAAGCCCACGACGCTGCGGGCGCTGCTGTCGGATGCGTCGAAGGTTGCCACGCTGGCGAAGCTGGGGGCCGCGTGAGTCTGCGTCCATTTCGAGTTGAGTTGGCTGATGCAAACGCGTTCGTCGAGCGCGAGCTTGAGTTGGCCGCCCTTCAAGCCCTGTGGAGCCTCGGCAGCACGTCGCCCGAGGTGGCACAGCGCGTCCTCGACGAGACGGGCGCGGGCGTCGTCGACGTGGCGGACGAGGGGCTGCGGCCGCTGTGGGCCGCCGTGGAGGAGCGCATTCGCGCGCGTCGTCCGCTGGACACCGTGGCGATGGCGCAGACGATGGCCCCATTGGGTGTCCACCCGTCCGTGGTGGCGTCGCTGGCCGAGTGGGTGATGCCGGGCGTCGAGCGCGAGCGGTTGTTGGCCCTGCGCGACGCGGCGGCGCGTCGTCGGTGTCTCGACGCGATGCGGCTGGCGGCGGGGCGGCTGAAGGGCGGCGCGCCGCTGGCCGAGCTCGAGGCTGAGTTGCGCGCGCTGCCGGCGCTGGTGTCGGGCGTGAAGCCGCGTGTGCGCACGGCGCGTGGCGATACGGGGCGCATTCTCGACGCGGCCGAAGAGGCGTGGCGCAACAAGCGCGGGCCTTCGCTGCGGACGGGCTACGAGGAGTTCGACGCGGTGCTGCGGCTGACGCCCAACCTCCACGCCGTGGGCGCACACCCCGGCGTGGGCAAGTCGGCGCTGGTGGCTGGGCTTGTGCGGGCGTGGACGCACCAGGGCGTCACCGTGGGCGTGCTGGCCTACGAGGACGATGGCCTCGACATGCAGCGGCGCATTCTCGCGGCCGAGGCGGAGCTCGACCTCGCCGCCGTGTCGGGCGACCGACTGCTCGACAACGACGAGATGGGCCGATGGGCGGCGGGGTATCGCGTGCGCGAGGAGGCCGAGCGGTTTCTCCTTATCGACGACGAGCACCCGCGCGGGACGGTGGCCGAGGTGTGTGCGTCGCTTCGGACGATGCGGGCCCAGGGCGCGCAGGTGGCCATCCTCGACAACCTCTCGTGCGTGCGAATGGATGCCGACGATGAGAGACACCTCGCCATCGAGGCGGCGCTGCTGGACATTCGCGAGACGGCGCTGGCGCTGCGGATGCCCGTCATCGTGGTGGGGCACCTCAAGCGCAGCATGACTTCGGCGAACGAGGTGGCGACGGAGCCGAGGCTGACCGACTTCGCGGGCGCGGCGTCGTGGGAGCGATTCGCCCGCAGCTGCTGCGGCATGTGGCGCAGCGAGGCGGGGCCGATGCTGGTGGTGCTGAAACAAAACGCGGGGCGCGTCGGCGACAGGTTTTTCGTCGACATGTTTGAGAAGGCCGCGTGCGTGACGGGGCTGCGGCTGGCGCCGCCCGAGGAGACGAAGGCGACACGGAGGAGCTACTGATGACTGAGTCCCTGTTTGGCTGGAGCGACGATGGCCGCGACTTGCTGCGGCGGGTGCTGGCGCGTGCGGCGTGTCACCACCGAGGCCACGACTGGCGCGAGGCTGCGCCGAGGCCGGACGAAGCGCTGGCGGCCATCTGGCGGCCGGTGGTGATGTGCTGGCGCTGCGGGCAGCTCGACGTGGGGCAGCGATGACGGCCGCGTGGCAGGTGATTCACGGCGACTGCTTGGAGGTGCTGCCGACGCTGGGGCAGGTCGACCACGTCATCACCGATCCGCCGTACTCGGAGCACGTTCACAACCTGCAGCGGCGCATGCTGCGAGGCTCTGGGGGGCGAGCGGCGGCCGATGGCGCGAAGCGCGGCGAAGTCGGCTTTGCTCCGCTCGGGTTCGAAGCGCTGCCCGACGAGACGCGCACGGCCTGCGCGGCGCACTTTGCGCGGCTTGTTCGTCGCTGGTGTCTTGTCTTCAGCGATCAGGAGTCGCAAACGCTGTGGGTTGACGATCTTGTCATCGCCGGTATGCGGCACATCCGGTGCGGCGCATGGATGAAGCTCTGCGGCCAGCCGCAACTCAGCGGCGACCGTCCGGCGGTGGGGCACGAGGCTATCGAGATCGCCCATGCCAAGGGACGCACGCGCTGGAACGGCGGCGGCCTCCCTGCCGTCTGGGCCTACGCCATTGCGACCGACCGCAACGGCACGGGCGACCGAGTCCACACGACGCAGAAGCCAGTCGACCTGATGTTGCGTCTCGTCGAGCAGTTCACTGACCCCGGCGACCTCGTGCTTGACCCGTTCTGCGGCTCGGGCACCACCGGCGTTGCGTGCTTGCGCCTCGGGCGGCGCTTCATCGGCATCGAGAAGGACGCGAAATACGCCGCCATCGCACGGGAGCGACTGGAGGCCGAGGCACGCGGGCTGACGCTGCGCGACGCGCGGGCCGGGCAGACGAGCATCTTCGACGCGATGGGGGATTCATGAGTCCGTACGATCGACACGAGGCAGATGCGAGGCGGCGCGACACGTTCGAGGCCGTCGTGCAGACGGTGGTGCTGTTGGCTGTGTGCGCGCTGGCGTGGTGGCTGTCGTGAGTCACCCCAACTACGCGAGGGCTCGGGCCGCAGCCGACGCGTGGGTGCGCAAGGGGGCCGCATGACGCAGCGGCGAAGCCTCTACCTCGTCGAGGGGGCCTGAGTGTGGCTCTACGTCCCCTCAACGTCGTCAGCGTCTGCACCGGAGGCGGGGGGCTCGACCTCGGACTCCACGAGGCCACTTGAGGAGCGGCCCGGCCCAGCTCGACGCCTTCTGGGTCGACCGACTCCGACTTCTCGGCAACGGCGTCGTCCCCGCGCAGGCGGCGGCGGCGTTCCGGTTCCTCTGGCAGCACCTCGAAAGGAAGCAGCGATGAAGCGTGAGTCGTCGACTTGTCAGGCCCCGGGCTGCGACCGTGCCGCCCGCAAGGGCAACCAGGGCTCGCGGTACTGCGAGGCCCACTACAAGCGGCTCCAGCGAGGGCAACCGCTCGCGGCGCCCGTGGGGCTGCGCATCAGCCACGAGAAGGCCCTGCTGACGCAGGTGATGGTGGCGCTCGCGCAGGCGCGCGTGTCTCGCTGGGCGGAGGATGAGGCGGCCTGCCGAATGCTCCGGCTCGACGCTGAGGCCATTCTGAGGGAGGCGCTCCGATGAAGCCCTGTCACTTCTCGGTCGGTGAATGCGAGCGCCCGCGCGGCGTGTGCGTGAAGTGCAAGCGCCCGCTGTGTGCGTGGCACGAGGCGCTTGAGCCCGTGCTGGTAGACGGGCGCCTCGAGCTGCTGCCCGTCTGCCACCCGCGGTGCGAGGGGGTGACGCGATGAGGGGCGCCATGCGGTACGCGGCGAAGTCCGACGGCAACGCGAAGGCCGTGGTGCAGATGTTCCGCGCCCTCGGCTGTACCGTCGAGCACGTCGTGCCCAGGCGCGCGGGCGTGCCCGACTTGCTGGTGGGCTGCTCCGGCTCGACGCACCTCGTCGAGGTGAAGCTGCTGAAGGGGCGGTTGCGGCCGGCACAGGTGGAGTGGGCGCAGGAATGGCGCGGGGAGCGGCCCTGCGTCGTGCGCACCGTCGACGACGTGCGCGTGCTGGTGGCCGGGTGGCGGAACGTCCAGCGCAACTTGGGGGTGCTCGAGCCCGACTTCGACGCCTCGGACTACGAAAGGCCGGTGAAGCGATGAAGTACGCGGACCTGCTTTCGGTGCTGTCTGCACAGGCGCGGCAGCACCCCTCGCTGGTGCTTGAGCCCCGCGGCGAGCACAGCCGGAAGCCGGACGTGTTCCACCGCATCATCGAGAAGGTCAGCCCGGGGCCGTACGTCGAGTTGTTCGCGCGGCGGCCGATGCCGGGCTGGGAGGTCTGGGGCAACGCCATCGCTGAAGAGGCGGAGGCTCGCCCGTGACGTGCCAGGCACCGGGCTGCACCCGGCCAGCTCGGACTGGGAACCAGGGCTCTCGGTACTGCGAGGCCCACTACAAGCGCCTGCAGCGTGGCCGTCCGCTGTCGACGCCGCTCCAGGAGTCGGCGGGCCGGGGCGTCACGGGGCGCTCGACGTCGGAGGCGTACTGGGAGTCCGTCCTGGCCTACGGCAACGCCGAGTCCGATGCCGACTTCGCGCGGGCGCGCGAGCTCGTCCAGAAGTGGGGCCGCCGGCTGTTCGGCACGCCGTCCGGCCGGCCGCCGAAGGTGGAGCAACGGGTGGCCGTCGAGGCCGTGCAGCGGCTCGGCATTCGCGGTGCTGCCCGGGCCCTCAACGTGTCCCGAAACGCCGTGCGACGGGCGCTCGAACGCGCAGGGGTGCGAAAGATTCGGACCCATGTCCGCTCGGTCCACGATGCGGGGGAAGGTGAGGAGCCATGAATGCGAAGCAGGCGCGGTTCTGCGCCGAGTACCTCGTCGACTTGAACGCGAACCAGGCCGCCATTCGGGCCGGGTACGCGCCGAAGAGCGCCCACGTCAACGGGCCGCGGCTGTTGAAGCGAGCCGACGTGCAGGCCCGGCTGCAGGAGTTGCGCGCGCGGCGCGAAGAGCGGCTCGAGGTGAGGGCCGACGACGTGGTGCGAGAGCTCTTCCGGCTGGCCATGTGCGACATTGGGAAGGCGTTCGATGCCGACGGCAACCTGCTCCCGCTGCACCAGATGCCCGAGGACGTGCGCCGGGCTATCGCCGGCGTCGAGGTGTCGACGCGATTCACCGACGACGGCCAGGTGGCGACGGTGACGAAGGTGAAGTGGTGGGACAAGACGCGGGGGCTGGAGATGCTGGGCAAGCATCTGAAGATGTTCGTCGACCGCCACGAGCACGAGGTGGGTGCGACGCTGGCGAAGCTGCTCGAGGAAGCGGGGGCGAAGTGAGTACGAATCCCCATCGGGCCATGGCGTGGATCGCGCTGGCGCTCATCGCCTTGGCTGTCGTGTTGCTGGGTGCGCTGGTGCGAGGACTCCTGCCATGAGCATGTTGCTGGTGTCGATTCCGGTGGTTACGCCGTTGGGTGAAGGCACGACGGTGTACGTCACCGACTCGGGCGTCCACCTCAACGACGTCTGGTGCGTCTGCCTCGACGACGGGCGGCTGCTGCACTTCCTGTCGTCCGACTTGCGCCACGCGGGGAACGGCACGCTGGGGGTGCCTCCCCCGCGGGAGGCCCAGGGCCCGGCCACGTCGGCGGTGGGTGCAGCGGCGCAACGCATGGCGGGTCGATCGCCGTGACACCTGCAGCTGCCACGCTGAAGCGTTGGCGGGCCGAGCCCCCGCGCTTCGTGCGCGAGGCCTTCGGTGTCGAGCCGGACGAGTGGCAGGACGACGTCCTGCGAGACGTGGCTGACCTTGACCGCGTCGGCGCTATCCGGCTGGCCATGGTGGCCTCGAAGGGGCCCGGGAAGTCCACCGTCGATGCGTGGCTGGCGTGGTGGTTCCTCTGCACCCGCCCGCACGGGAAGCTGGTGGCGACGTCCATCACCGAGGACAACCTGTCCGACGGCCTCTGGGCCGAGCTCGCGAAGTGGCAGGCGCGCAGCCCCTTCCTGCAGGCCGCCTTCACGTGGACGGCGTCCCAGGTGTACGCGAACGAGGCGCCCGCGACGTGGTTCGCCTCGGCTCGAGCTTGGCCGAAGGGGGGCAGCGCAGAGCAGCAGGCCGACACGCTGGCCGGCATTCACGCCGACCACGTCATGTTCGTCATCGACGAGGCGGGCGGCGTGCCCTCGGGCGTCGCTGCGGCTGCTGACGCCGGCCTCGCCAACGCGACGCCAGGGAGCGGACGCACCGCCCTCTTCCTCCTGTCGGGGAACCCGACGCACCTGGAGGGGCCTCTGTACGAGGCCGCCACCAGCGACGCGGCCCGGTGGCGGGTGCATCGCGTCAACGGCGACCCGGACAACCCGAAGCGCAGCCCCCGCGTCGACATTGAGTGGGCCCGCGGACTCATCAAGCGGTGGGGCCGAAACCACCCCTTCGTCCTCGTCAACGTGCTGGGGCAGTTCCCCCCGACGCAGGCCGACAAGCTGCTGGGCCCGGCAGACGTCGACGCGGCCGAGAGTCGGTTGGTGCGCCCGCACGAGGTGGCAGCCCAAGCGAAGGTGCTGGGCGTCGACGTGGCGCGCTTCGGAGACGACGCCAGCGTGCTGACGCTGCGGCAGGGGCGTCTCGTGTGGAACCCGCGAGAGCTGCGCAACGTCAACACGGTGCAGTTGGCCGGGCAGGCGTACACGGTGGCGCAGAAGCACCGCGTGCAGGCTGTCTTCGTCGACGTCGGCGGCGTGGGTGCGGGGGTGTACGACACCCTGCTGTCGATGGGCGCGCCCGCAGTGGCCGTCGACTTCGGGAGCGCCGCGCAGGAGCCCGACAGGTTCGCCAACGCCCGGGCCGAGATGTGGTGGCGCATGGCTGAGTGGGTGCGCGAAGGCGGTGGGCGCCTGCCCGTGGTGCCGGAGCTGCGGCGCGACTTGTGTGGGCCGCGGTACTCCTTCACCCGCGACGCCAGGGTGTTGCTCGAGTCGAAGGAGGACATGAAGAAACGCGGGCTTCCGTCGACGGACTACGGCGACAGCCTGGCCACGACGTTCTACCGCCCGGTGGCTCCGCCGGCCGCCGACGACGTGTGGGCGACGCAGGTGCCGGAGCGCGAGCACGAGGGGCTCGACTGGGACCCGATTCGCAGGCGATGAAGTGGTTTTGCGTGCTTGGGAATGCTTGGCAAGCATGGACGATCGAGACAAGGTGGTGGAGGCGCTGGATGAGCGGCGCCGACGCTGGGCCGACACCTGACGGCGGCTGTCCACGGCGCGGGCGACAGTGCCGCGCATGGGACTCGCACCTGACCCAGTTCTCCCCGTGTCCGGCGGTGGCGGCGCGGTTGGGCCTGACGGCCTGACGGATGCGCAGCGCCGGGCCCGCGCGGTGGCCGATGGGCGCGACCCATCGGCGCCCGAGACGTACTCCCAGGAGCAGCAGGACAACAACGCGCGCAGCCGGGCGGCGGGCAACAACGCGCCCATGGTGTCGACGCTGGCCGAGCGCACCAACCCGACGGGCCCGAAGCTCGACCCGACGCTGACGGACATGCTGCTGCGGGACGTGGCCTCGGGCCAGGTGCGCCGCATTCGCGCCGGCAGTCGCCGCGGGACGTTCGGCGGGCGCACCGGCAACCCCTACGACACGCCGACACTGGGGGGCTGACGTGGACGTGCAACAGCACCGAGCGCGCCTCCAGCGCCTCGAGTCACTCCAGTCCGGCTGGCGCGAGACGTGGCGACGCATCGCCGAGCAGGTGCGGCCTCGCAGCGTGCGCTGGGTGGCCAGCGAGAGGCAGACGGCTGGCCAGGACAAGCAGGCCGCCATCATCAACAGCACCCCGGCCATCGCGTCGCGCACCGCAGCCGCCGGCCTCATGTCCGGCATCACAAGCCCCTCGCGCCCGTGGTTTCGCCTGTCGGTGTCTGACAGAGAGCTCGCCGAGCTGGACTCGGTGAAGGAGTACCTCGAGCGCGTGCGCGAAGAGATTCTGGAGGCGTTCGCGAAGTCGAACGTCTACGCCGTGCTGCAGCAGACCTACGAGGACCTCGTCGACTACGGCACCGCGTTGATGCAGGTGGACGAGGACGCAGAGGACGTGCTGCGGGCCTACTCGTTCCCCCTCGGGAGCTACTTCCTCGAGGCGTCCGAGAGAATGGCCGTCGACACCTACTACCGCCGCACCATTCTGACGGTGCGCCAGGTGGTGCGTCGGTTCGGCCTCGATGCCGTGTCCGACACGGTTCGGCTGGCGCACAAGAACAGCCAGTACGAAGACCTCGTCGAGGTGGCGCAGTGTGTCTACCCGGCCGATGACGCGCGGCCGAAGGGGGCGGACCCGCGGCTGGTGCCCGAGGCGAGGCCGTTCCGCTGCGTGTGGTGGGAGGTGTCGGCGACGGACCCGCAGAAGCCCCTCAAGGAAGAGACGTTTCAGGAGCGCCCCTTCATGGCGCCGCGGTGGCAGACGACGGGTGAGGACGTCTACGGCAGCAGCCCGGGCATGGTGGCCGTCGGCGACTGCGAGGCGCTGCAGACGCTCGAGCGCCGGGCGGCGCAGATGTTCGAGCTCATCGTCACCCCTCCCCTCGTCGCCCCTGCGTCGCTGAGGCAGAAGCGCGTGCGGGCGCTGCCCGGCGTCGTGACGTACCTTGACAGCGTCGGGCCCAACGACACCGTGCGGCCGATGCACGACGTCAACCCGCAGGCCCCGGCAGTGGCGGCGAACCAGATTGCCGTCCACGAGGCGCGCATCCGGGCCGCGTACTACGCCGACTTGTGGCTGCTGTTGTCGCAGTCCGAGGGCACCATGACGGCGCGCGAGGTGATGGAGCGCCGCGAGGAGAAGATGCTGCAGCTCGGCTCCGTGCTGGAGAAGCTGCAGGACGAGCTGCTCGAACCCCTCATCACCCGGGCCTACGGCGTGCTGCTGCGTGCGGGGCGCCTGCCTCCACCGCCGAGAGAGCTCGCCGAGACGAAGGAGTTCAAGGTGGAGTACCTCTCGCTGATGGCCCAGGCGCAGAAGGTGCTGGGCCTCACGGGCGTCGACCGCTTCGCGGGCTTCGTCGCGTCCCTGTCGCAGCACGTCCCGCAGGCGCTCGACAAGCTGGACGGCGACGCCATCGTGGAGTCCTACGCCGACATGGCGGGTGTGCCGCCGCAACTGCTCCGCGGGGCCGAGGACGTCGAGAAGCTGCGCGCCGAGCGTGCGAAGCAGCAGCAGCGGGCGCAGGCCGTCGCGCAGGCGCCTGAGGCTGCGAAGACGGCGAAGACGCTGGCAGACACCGAAGTGGCCGGCAGCAACGCGCTCGAGGAGATGCTGCGCGGCATGGGGGCGCGGTGATGCTGCCCGCCGAGCAAGCCCCCACGGAAGAAGCCGTCAACCCGACGGCCACCCAGGTGGGCGCGTGGGACGTGCGCGACACCATCGTCCTCTCCTTGACGGCGCGAAACACCGGGGCCGAGGCAGTGACGATGCTGCCCGTCCATGCGCGCGTGTCGCCGGCCGAGCCCTTCGTGCCCTCGTGGCTCGAGTGGCAGCCCAGCACGGTGCAGCCAGGCGAGTCGGCCCGGGTGGACGTCGACGCCGGCGCGCAGCTCGAGGTGGCGGCCTACGCCCAGGCTGCGGGCGTCGGCAGCACGCTGGTGGTGACGGCGCGGCGCGACACGGGGCGGCGGCGGTGAGAGTCCTTCTTCTGCTGCTGCTCGCGCAGCCTACGTCGCTCAACCTCAACGGCCAGCCGCTGACGGCCATCGTCTGCGACGGCGGCGTGGTGTGCAGCCGCAACGGCAGCGTGGCGCGCATCGTGGTGACGGGCGGTGGTGGCGGTGGGCCGGCGGGCCCGGCGGCGCCCGTGGACGGCGGCTTCGTGGTGTGGAGCAGCGTGGGTTCGAGCAATGAGCGCGTGCTTTCGGCCGGGACGTCGACGGCCATCGACACCGGCACGGCCGGGCAGATTCAGGTGGACGTGACGTC